AACCCGACAGAAGAATAAGAAGATTCTAATTGTTGAATTAGATGTATATTATAGTAATTATTACAAATGAGTGATAAATTACTTACAATTGGCATGGCGGTATATGATGATTATGATGGTGTATATTTTACACTTCAATCATTAAGAATGTATCATAAAATATGTAATACTGACCAAATTGAATTTATAGTTATTGATAATAACCCAAATGGCAAACATTCACCTGTTATTTCTAAATTGATGAAAACTGTTAATGGAAAATATATACCATATACTGAAAAAGCTAGTAGTTTTAATAAATATAAAGTTGTAGAACAATCAACAGGAAAATATGTAATAATTATGGATTGTCACGTTTTATTGGTTGAAAATGCTATAGATATATTATTGGATTATTATAATAATCATCCGAATTGTAAAGATTTAATACAAGGACCATTGTTGTATAATGATTTAAAAACAATTTCAACACATTTTGATCAAGTTTTTCGTGGGCACACGTATGGAATTTGGGCAACAAACAAGGAAGCATATAATAAAGGGGAACCATTTGAAATTCCCATGCAAGGAATGGGATTTTTATCATTTGAGCGAGCAAATTGGCCAGGAATAAATAATAATTTTATTGGATTTGGTGCAGAAGAATGGTATATTGCAGAAAAATTCAGACAAAATGGAGGAAAAAATATTTGTATACCACAATTAAAATGGGTACATAGATTTGATCGCCCAGAAGGAGTAAAATATCCATTGTGTTTAGAGGATCGTGTATGGAATTATTTTGTTGGTTGGTATGAATTATATAAAGATTATAATCATCAAATGATAAAAGATGCGTATAATCATTTTAAAAATGAATTGCCTGCTGGTAGAATTGATTTGATATTAAATAAAGCTAAAGAAGGATTAAATAATTGGAGATAAATGAATAAAGAAGAAAATTATTTATATATCGGAAGTGGAAATTCAGCATTAAACATAAAAGATAAAGATCTTTCAAATTTCACTATTGTATGTGCAAATAACGCTTGGAGACTTTTTGATAAGTCATTTTTTGATATATGGATTCATTCAGGTGATTTTCCAAAATATAATTTTCCAAAAGAAAAAAATTATAAACAAGAAATATCATATAAAGATTATTCTCAAACAGCGCAAAAAGCAGCTGAAATATTGAATTGGAAATGTTCATCACCACAACATTATGCAGGATATACTATATTTTTCTTAGGATTATATTGGATAATGATAGAAAGGCGGCCTAAAAAAATTGGGGTCCTGGGGTTTGATCACGATTATAATCCTGAAAAAGTAAAAAAATGGGAAGAATCTGGAAAACCAAATATTCAAAATAAATTTAATGATCCCACAGTTAAAAATATGAATATATGGGCGGCTGAATTTTTTAAAGAAATGAAACAAGATTCATTTTATGGACAGGGCACCCCCGATCCATTAAGATTAGGTACAAAACATCTATTTGAAAAATTTGAACTCGCTAAAAATTCCGCAAAACAATTAGAAATAAAATTAGTTAATTATTCTATGGTTACTACTGGTATTAATACATTTGATAAAGAATTTTTAAATTAAATTTATACAAAAAATATGTAAATACCATAAATAATTAAAAAGGAGTATCATATGGCAATTTTTAAGAAAAATAAAAATAAAACACCACAATCGTTAGATAATGTAGATACTAGAATTATTGCATTATCTGGAGAAGAAGGCACAACTACGACTACAACAACGGCTGAGCCAACAACTACGACTACAACAACGGCTGAACCAACAACTACGACTACAACAATAGATCCTTTAGATCAAGAAGTAATTCCTGGAGTCACATTAAGACAGTATTGGAGTGCTGATGAATATGATGGTCGTCGTTAATCCATAGATTCAACATCGATAACATTGTTATCATTAGAGCTATGTTTAGTAGATTTATTAAGCATAGCTCTTATTATTTCATCTCTTGTTGCAATTAATACATTTGTTTGATGTATCGGTGGTAATTGTTTTTGCAGATCCATTTCTTTTAATTCTTTAGATACTTTTGCCTTTTTGTTTTGTATATTAATTTTATTAATTGTATTTAAAGAATCATTAACAGATCTAATCAAACTGGCAAAAGATTCAACTTCTTCTGGATCCGTACTTTGAGATACAATAGATTGTAAAGATTCAACAGAAAGTAATCCTAATTGCACTAACTTTGCTGCATTATCTAATATATATTTATTGACATTATCGTCAGTTACATCTGGTAATGGGGGAAGGGTATTCGGTGATGTTGTAATTTTATTACCTTCTTGCTTTAATTCTTTTAAAAGATCATCAAGTTCTGTTGTCATATAAAATTATTTACACTCTTTAGCTGAGAAAGCTAGGATGGCTTTAGCCACCTAGTAGTTCACCATTGTTGATATTTTATTCAAATATGTTATTATAAATATCAAGGAGATTTATATGTAATGAAATTAGACCCAATTAGAACAGTGAATTATACTGAATATACTATAAAATTAGAACCTGAGGAAAGTGATTTACTTTTGGAAATAGGACGAAGCCAAATTGTTAATGATGAAAGTGAATGTATTAATTATGCAATTAAAATGTTAATAGAAAAACACATGTATGATGGAGAAAGTATGTCACTCTTTATTAAAGATAGAGAAGAAGTATTAAAATCGTTCAATAAAATTTCAAAAGATAAAGAAGGAGAAATTGAATAATGAAACATATTAAAGTAACAGTTGAAGGATATGGTACATATCAAATTAATATTGAAAAAGCCGGAGAATTAGTTTCTTGGTTGTCTAGAAACCAAGCAGTGTCTATTCCAGAAAATAATACAATCAGGGAAATTACAAATAACCAATTTACAGGTAGAACACTTTTACAAGAGGATGTACAATAATGAGTAATTGTGTATTAAAATTTGTTAAAACCCATCCAAATGCAAAATTACCTGCTCGAAATCATGAAAATATAAGACTGGGTGTAGATGAATGGTATATTCCATATGAGGTAATGGGTACACATGATTCTGGATATGATATATTTTGTTGTGAAGAGAAAACTATTCCAGCTAGACAAGCAGTTAAAGTAGAAACAGGTATTAAAGTAGGATATATTACTCCAGGATATTGGTTTAGAATAGAGGCTCGAAGTGGTCTTGGGTTTAAGCATAAAATTTTTCCACATTTTGGCATCGTGGATAATGGGTTCAGGGGTGATATGGCAATTTTAATCTATAATAATTCGGATGTTGATTATACTTTTAAATTAGGGGATCGCATTGCACAATTAGTCATTTATCCATTGATTAATAGTGAAATATATTGGACAGAAAATATAGAGTCAACACATCGTGGAGACAAGAGCTTAGGTTCTAGCGGGAAATAAGTTAAACGCAAGAATAGCGCGGTTATTGCATGTGTTTATAGTATGTTTAATGTAGTCAAAAATAGGAAAGAATATTGTTAATGGAAAATAATGTTTTTAATAATATTTGGGTGTTAAAATATGCACCTAAAATCTTAGAAGATGTTGTTCTTAGTAAAGAAAATAAATTATTTCTTGAAGATATAAAAAAGAGACAAGAAGTTCCAAATTTAATGCTTCACGGACATCCTGGTATTGGGAAGACCACTATAAGCAAAATAATTGCATCGGATATACTAGATTGCCAATATTTATATATTAATGCCAGTGAAGAAAATGGTATTAATGATATTAGAAGTAAAGTTATGACATTTGCTCAAACTAGATCTATTGATGGCAAATTGAAGATTGTGATATTTGACGAAGCGGATGGAATTTCGGCACAAGGACAGGCGGCCCTTCGGAATATTATGGAAGAATATTTAGGAACAACGCGGTTTATTTTAACGTGTAATTATCCTTCTAAAGTTATTCCGGCATTACATAGTCGTTGTCAAGAATTAGATATGACACCACCATTTGATGATGTATTAGCAAGATGTGTAAAAATATTAAAGACAGAAAATATTAATGTTCCACAATCACAAAAGAAAAAACTAGTAAAGTTAATTAAAGAAACTTATCCTGATATTAGAAAATGCATTAATCGTATACAAAAAAATGTAATTGATAACGTTTTAACAATTAATGAAATAGATGACGCTGGGGATTATGCATCTATCATTTTTAATATGTTACAAAACAAAAAATCACCATTTGATATTCGAACACATATTATTGAAAATGAGACAAAATTCAATAATGATTATCATTTGTTATTAAGATCATTATTTGATAAAGTATACGATTCGAATCTTAAATATGACAAGAAAAGATTAGCAATTTTACATCTTTGCGAAGGAATGTATAGGCATAATCAAGTACTAGATGCAGAAATTAATGCATTTAGTTGTATTGTTCAATTATCAGAAATTTTTTGATTATTGATATCCGGGGCGATATCTATCGCGCGCATTGATATAAGATCTTGTAGATGGGGGCCCTATCATGCCACCCCGACTACTACCGACAGCATATGTGTTACCTTGTTGGGGTGTTTGGCCTATGGATCTTATAGGGCGTGGGAAATCCCGTGTAGTATACACACCTCTAGGGGGTCTATATGGTTGTTGTCGTTCAAATCTAGCCTTTCCTGCTGCAGCTGCATGACCTCTTTGAGCTAAACCACCTAAAGTGCCTTGTATAATATCAGCCACACCCGCCCCTGCAGCATCTCCACCCATTCGAACTGCATTAATAGCTGCATCTCCAGCGGCTTGACGCATGTGTCCGCCAAAAGTTGTAGGTTGATCATTATAGTTTGGCGCAGAGTTAGCATCACCTTGTCCAGTATCAGCACTAGTTGGTAGGTTAACTCCACTCATTGGAATTGTATTAATATTTACATCATAGCTAGCATCACCTTGTCCAGTATTAGCATCAACCTGTGGACTACCCCCGCTCCCACTTTGATTGGGTGGAAATCTTACATATGTATTTGTACTAGGATCCATGTGTAATCCTAATCTTGCCATTCTATATTCATGATCAAGTTTCATTTGGTTAGCTGCCAATTTTCTTGCCCGTTGAGATGCCTGTGCCCGTCTTTTCATCGCATCGGCTATTCTTTGATTGGTCAGTTCAGCTGGTGTTAATTGTGGCGGTGGCTGTGGCGTTGGTTCAGGTTGTTTTTCCGGCTGCACGCGGCCCATAATATATTTTGCCCATTGTTCCGAATCTTGTGGTAAATCCTTTGACGCCTGTTTTATGTCTCGAATATAGTTACCCCATTCTTCCTTAGTTTTTGTTGGAGCATTTTTTACATTATTTGGCTTCTGGGCTTCTTTGATATAGTTATATATGGATAATAAATTTTTGGTATCATTATAATTCATGGCAATTCCCTTTATACATATTTAATGTTTATGCTTGTTGTTGCTATTGTGTGTTTGGATCCCCCTGAGCACTTGCTTGTTGTTGCTGTTGTGCGTTTGGATTTCCTTGAGCACTTGCTTGTTGTTGTTGTTGTGCACTGGCAACTTGCTGATGAATTGTTGATATTTGTTGTATGATTCCTTGTGTTTGTTCTGGCGGTATTCCTAATGCCTGCAGTTGTTGTTGAATACCCCCTATTATATCTTGAGGGTTTTGATTATTAGCTGATTGTTTATTTTGTTTTTTATCAAAATATTTATTTGCATAGTTTAATCCTTGTCCAATTAAGGCTCCCCCAATTCCACCAGTTGCTGCATAAGGAAGTGCCTTTGTTGCAAAACTTCCAATTTTCTTTAAAAAGTTACCTTCATTTACCTTTACTTGTCCATATGCTTCAGCTAGCATTTTAATATCTTTATTTTTCATATTTCTACTCTCTTTCTTTAATTTTAATAAATTTTTTGTATTGCCGCCTCCCGGCTTGTTATCATTCCATTTTTCAACATTGGATAATTTTGTATTCTTTTTAGGTAGATTTAAATTATCTGACATTCTACTGTATTCATCTGCACCTAAATCACCTTTTGCAACACCTTTGTTATCAAATTCCGTTACTTCAGGACTTTTTCTTTTAAGACTATCAGGAATAGGGACAGGTTGCCATGATTCATGTTCTACTCGTTCAATTACCTCCATAGGAAGGGTTGTTGGGTTTACCCAATTTGCCGGATTTATTTCTTGAACAACGTCTACATAATAACCCGTAGGGGCATCTGGACCACCGACATATCCAAGAGAAGTATTAGCTCTTTTAGTTTTTATTGCACTTAAACGAAGATTAACGTCTGTTTCTTGTAATTGCTTAATACGTTCCTTCATTTGTGCAGATGCTTCTTTTAATTCGTCATTAGAAAGCGCGTTTTTCTTAATTTTAACTAAATCACCAACTAAAAATCCACCTTGTTGAAATCTTTGTATGGCGGTTTCCATTAAAACATTATATTTTCCCGAAAAATTTATCATATATCACCTTTATATTATTTACTCTTTTTATTGACATAATGTTAATTTATCATTACAAAATTCGTCTATTCCCATAAATATTTACAACTATGAGCTCAATTAGACTTGATAAATTTAAAAAAGAAAGCCCTTTATCTACAACAAATAGCGATTTCACTTACACGGATATACATTTAGATTTTGAATATAGTAAATTTAGTAGTAATGACTTAGCCCGTGTACAAATCAATAGAGATTTAAGAGTAAGTTTTGATGAAGATGCTATAAAAAACAGTTTAATTAATTTGTTTAACACTAGACCAGGCCAACGAATATTAATACCTGAATATGGTACTAATATATATGGAACATTATTTGAAAGTGTAACTGAAGTAACCGGCAGAACATTGGGAAATCATATATTACATGCAATAGAACGATGGGAGCCACGCGTTAAAGTTGCTAAAGTAAATGTGATTGCAGATCCAGATGAGCACCAATATACAATAACTATCGTAATGTATGTACCAACATTAAAGAAAACTACTAAATTAACAGGGGTTATGGCTAAAGAAGGATTTACAGAGGTTCAAGAAAGAGAGTTTATATAGATTATGGAGGATGTTAAAATAAATTATACATGTTTAATATGTAATAAAAAATGTGCTAATCTAAAAGGATTATCTCTCCATTGTAGAAAAAAACATAAAATATCATTAAATAACTATACACAAACATATTACAATGTTGTCAATATTCCACGCAAAAACATGTATATGCAACGAAAAAAATATAGACAGATAGAAGCTGCGGGGTCCAGTATACAATGTAATATATGTAAACTTAAATTCAAAACTTGGACAGGATTATCTAATCATATCAGACAAAAACATCACCTTACTTCAAAAGATTATTATGATATGTTTAATAATGTAGGGAAATGTATTAAATGTGGTAAACTAACTAGATTTAAAAATATTAATATAGGATATTTTAGATATTGTTCCCTTGAATGTTCAAATTTTGACCCACGCATAATAAAGAAAAAAATAAATAAAATGTATCAAACATTATTAGATAAATATGGCACCAAACATACAATGCAGATCCCGGAATTTAAAAGAAAAAGCAATACGGGGGCATTAAAATTAACAAATTACATTTTACCATCTGGAAAGATTATAAAAATCCAGGGGTCATATGAGCGAGATTTTTTAAATTTCGCACTTAATCAAATCAATGAAAACGAATTTGATTTTGATAATATTCCCTTTTTTAGTTATTATATGAATAATCAAAAACATATTTATTATCCGGATTTTTATATTAAAACAAAAAAATTAATAGTAGAAATAAAATCAACTTATACACAAAAACTTCAAGGGGAAGAACAATTAAGAAAAAAGGAAGAAAGTGTATTAAATAATGGTTATAATTATATAACAATTTTGAATAAAAATTATAATGAATTTATAAACAAATATGGAGAAAAATAGTTATGGCAGAGTTTCCAATTCCAAGAGATGGATATTTATCGTTTGACGCATTTACGTTAAAACAACATATAAAAAATGCATTGAATAAATCTGGTATTTTTACGGATCAAAACTACGATGGTAGCTTCATATCAACCATTATAGATATAATTGCATACACTTTTCATGTATTAATGTTTTATTTAAACAAGAATAGCACAGAAACCATGTTCACTGAAGCTCAATTATATGAAAACATTAATCGTATTGTAAAAATGTTGGATTATAAACCTCTTGGCAATTTTACATCTATATTATCATTTGACGTTCAAGCTGGTGCAGCAATTCCAGTTGGATCATATGTTATTCCGCGTTATTCATATATAATAGCCAATAATATTCCTTTTTCGTTTATTGAAGATATTTCTTTTATTAAAAATCAAGAAAATAAAGTTGAAATATTAGAAGATGTAGGAAAAAATAAATTATTATATCAGGGTGTTTGGCGCGAATATCCTCTTTATACTGCAGTTGGAGATTTAAATGAATTAATTTATTTGACACCGGGAAAAAACATTATTATTGATCATTATAATATCGATGTATATATTAAACCCGCAAATACTCAAAAATGGGAAAAATGGGATCGAACGATGTCGTTGTATTTAGAGAATGGATATCGTAAAGTTTATGAAATTAGATATAATGAAGATAAACAATATGAAATCAAGTTTGGAAATAATATCAATGGATTGAAATTAAACCAGGGAGATCAAGTTGCAATATATTATTTAGAAACTAAGCTAAAAGATGGAGAAGTTGGTGTATATGCTCTTAGAAATAAAGTAATGAATACTTTTAAATCTACACAATTCTTGAATATAATGTCTGATTTAAATCAAAGTATAGGTTTAGAATATGTAACAGATAATTTGTTAGCAGAACTTTCTTTTAATAACGGGGGAATTTCAACATATTCATCTACAGAAGAAAATGTCGAAACAATACGCCAAAACGCACCAGGTGTATTTAGATCACAATATAGATTGGTGACTGAGGGTGATTATTATACATATATAACTACAAATTTTTCTAGACTTGTACATGATGTTAAAATATTTAATAATTGGGCATATTTATCCCAATATTTGAAATATTTTTATGATTTGGGATTAACAAACCCCGATAATATATCTAGGGTGTTATATAATCAATTAAACTTTGCAGATGCATGTAATTTTAATAATGTATACGCTTTTATTGTACCCAAAGCAGTGTCTGATAGTGTTGGTATTTCCTATTTGAGCCCAGCTAATAAACAATTAATTATTAGTACTACAGATTCAATAAAAACACTTACATCTGAAACAATTATTTTAGATCCTGTATATTTGGGTTATTCAATTTGTGCTCCTGTATCGGATCTGACAATAGAATCTGCAGATAATTCGTATCTCAAAATAATTAAAGATCCAATGTCTAAACGAGACGATTTAAGTATAGTCCAAGACGTTGCTCTTATATTTCAAGATTATTTTCGTAGAGATAATACAAAATTGGGCCAGACAATTGATTTAATACAAATGACTTCTGATATTTTAAATGTTCCAGGAGTTAAAAAAATATATACTGTATCAGAATCAACTGAGAGTTCTTTTGAAGGTATATCATTTTTACAATGGAATGTTGTTTATCCAGAAGCAGATATGGAAGTGATTTTTAACAATAGAACATTAAGTAATTTTATGTTCCCATTACTTATTGATGAAAAATTATTGTCGGGTGAAAAAATTAAGGTAGAATCGTCTACTAAGAAATATCAAGCAATTGAATACTAATGAATATATCTTTTAATTATGATTATAAACATGTTATTTGGCCAAGTTTAACAGCTGGACCATTTACAGTAATGTTTACAACTACATCTACAGATGCATGTTTAGAAAAGTATGAAGTATTGTTATGTTCATATTGTTCTAATTCATATTCACATTTTAAAGTGGCAGATGAAGATAATTTACATTTAATTCCAAGATGGAGATTTTTGGATAATAATTTTAATATTGTATCCAGTATTCCGATTAATAACATGGTTCAAGGCCCTGGTGGCTTAACGGGTTCAGCAATATTTTATTATGTAGATGATATGCCGACGGTACCATCACCCGTATATTTAACGGCAGAAATAAGCAATATTTGTGAACCATTAAAATGCTGTAATGTTAACAAGGGAGAACTTGAATCAAAAGTTATAGATACTATACCTTTATGGATAAATGAATGGTATCCTAAAATGATTAAATATACTACAGATGGTATAAATAATTTTTCAACAAAATGGGCAACATTTCCATTTAAGTGGTATGCAACATTGCATGATATAATTGATGGTATACCCGGGCCAATTATTTTTAGCTATTGTAATTCTAATAAACATAACTGTGAAACATCATTATTATCAACAACTGTAAAAATAATACCAAATCAGATTCCTTATGGAATATGTAATGATCATATTAAAATAAATGCATTTGATAAAAAAGGAAATTATGGATGGATTAATGGTACAGTTGCGATTACTGGTATAAGTCTCAATGATACCGTAAATGCGCATATTACAGGTAATATTAATATTGATTTGTCTGCAAACAACAATTTACCCGTAGCTAATAATTTTATGTATATATCTAATTCTGCTACAGGAGATATATTTAAATTAAATATGGTTCCATCAATTGATGATTCAATTGAATTTTTTAAACAACCGAATATTTGTTATAATTTTGATTTATTAGACAATACCGGCGTAACATATAATTCTTCTAAGTATCAAATAAGTACAAGTGGAATGCATTGTTTTGCTGTGTGTGATAATTATACCTGGATAGGAAATAAGTCATCAAACATAATTTATAAAGTTGATATATTAGGAAATGTTATACAAACAATTAATTTAAAACATGTAAACGGTAATACAATAACACATACCCCATTAACAACTGGGTTATCAGTAGACGTATCTTCGAAAACATTTTTATATAACATTGCAACTAATATTAGCCCTGATCCTCTTTCTGCGGAGTGTATATGTTTTAATTTTTACGCTTCTGCGACGCAAATATTAATGGATAAACTTTCGACTTTAGACATTAATATAAATGACAATGTATACTCTTGGCAAACCATAGACAGTTTCAATAAAACAATAGAATTACCGAACAATACCACAACGGTAAACATTTCAATATCTGGTAATCTTTTAAGCGAGCATGATTGTCATATATTGTCCAATACGCCGATCATCAATCTTATTAATTATCAGTTAAGTGACATACATTATTGCAATAATATATCCTTAACAGACATTGCTGTTAATGGAAATCATAATCTTTTTGTATTAATACAAGATGGAACAAAACCATATGTTTATAAATTTGATAAAGATGGAACTTTTTTAGGAAACATTATTGATTTCGGACCTGCAGTACCTCATACCGGGGTAGCTATTGATTGCACAATATATAACCATATTGTAGTACTAACTACGTTATTTGCCGACACGTATACCGAAGACGGATATCAACTAATGGGCAATGCTGGCCCG